GGCACTTGATGATCTTCGCTGCGGTGCAGCGAAATCCGTTGATCTCGCAGGGACAACGGACATAACGCCGGCCAGACGGGGGCCTTGCGGGTCCAATCTTTGGCCCTCGGTCACCTCACTGCGATCATCGCGCGCCAGCGATCGACGACGCGATGCGCGGCCTGGAAGCAGGCTTCGGCATGTATCGCCCTGCGGTATTCCGGCAGCGGATGCCCGTAGTCGGGCTCGCCGCCTGATACCTCGGTGAAGGCGAAGCCGGCGACTTTACGGACCTTGCGCTTCTCGTTTTTCGTCGGGATGTAGACGGTCAGCGTTTCTTCCTCGCTGGTCGGCTCATACTCGACGCCGAAGGATTGGACGATCCGTTTGGCGCGCAGGAATTTCGCCTGCCATTCTTTCTTGTCGTCGGCGAGGCTGGCTGGCCAGCCTCGGCCCGGCCGGTTGACGGTCTTCGGCGTAATGTAATCGCACCATGCGCTGTAGAGCGCGGCCTTGCGAGCCTCTTCGAGCAAGATCGGCTCGGCGTCTTGCGGGCTCAACGTGAGCGTGACAGGTTTGGGCATACCCATTCTTGTCCTTCTTGGTTGATCGGGCGCCCGGCTTACTTGCGACAAGCCGGGCGCGATTGTTTTAGCAAACCGGCTTTTGTGATTTTTCGAGTCCGCGCGTTTCCAACTCGAGAAACCAGTGCGTAGTCGCAACTTCGGCCGCGAATTCAGCAAAGCTTGACACGATGGAATGCGGACAAGTGTGCCGCAACTAACCGAACCTGATGGCGGGAACCAGCGTCCTACCGATGTAACAATTCGTGAAGAGAAGCAGAGAGGCGACATGGCGACGATCAATCGAAAGGTGCTCGATATCTCGCACCACAACAACGTGCTGTCCTGGGCGGACGTGAAGTCGGCCGGGATCATCGGAATCATCCATAAGGCGACCGAGGACACGGACTTCGTCGACGGCGACTACGCGTCGCGCGCGCGCGATGCCAAGGCCGCCGGGCTCCTGTGGGGGGCCTATCACTTCGCCCACGGCGGCAACGTCGAGGCGCAGGTCGATCATTTCCTCGACGTCGTTGGCATCGATGACGAGACGCTCTACGCGCTCGATTGGGAGGACAACCCCAACGGGCCGACGATGACGCTCGCCGAGGCGAAGCAGTTCTTGCAGCTCCTCGAAACGCGCACCGGAAGGAAGGCGGTTGTTTATTCCGGCAACACCGCGAAGGAAGCGCTCGGCGAGGACACCGACGATTATCTCGGCGAGCACCGGCTGTGGATCGCGCAGTACGGCAACGATGCAGTTCCGCATGAGACATGGGAGAAGGAATGGCTCTGGCAGTATTCCGACGGCAACGTGGGCCCGCAGCCGCGCGGCTGTCCCGGCGTCTCCGGCGACGTTGATACCAATTCCTGGGACGGCACCGACGCCGAACTGCGCGAGCAATGGTCGGGCACGGGCGACGAAGGCTTCCCGATGCCGAGGCCGCGCCCGCCGGTTATCACGCTCAAACTGGCTGCCACGCGAGGCGTCGCGGTGCAGATCGTCGGCGGCGACAATGTGCATATCATCGGCAGCGATGGCGGCGATCGGCCGCCGCGCCCGCCGCAACCCGATCTGCCCGACGCGCTGCCGCCGGGGATGATCGAAACCGCCGCGCCCCTCGCGATCGGCGACGACGGCGACGCGGTGACGCAAGCGCAGCAAGCGCTGGTCGCGGCCGGTCACGACATCGACATCGACGGCGATTTCGGGCCGCTCACCGAGAGCGCCGTCGAAACGTTCCAGGCCTCGCGCCGGCTGCCGGTGACCGGCTGGATCGATGAGGCCACCGGCGAGGCGCTTGATCGTGTCGATCGCCGCAAGGCGCGGCAGTTGCATGCGACCGTGCCGGGCGCGCCGTGGGTGTCGGAAGTCCGGGCTTGCACCGGTGTCGATGAGGTGCCGGGTTCTGCGGACTCGCCAATCATCATGGCGTGGCGCATGGACATCAGCCACGCCTTTCCGGAGATGGCGAGCTACACGGCCGGTTACACCGGCGACGATATCGCGTGGTGCGGCTTTGGGCTCGCCGGCGCGATGGCGCGGAGCAAAATTCGGCCGCCATACGATCCGGATGACGATACCGGGTCCTATCTGTGGGCGCTCTCCTGGGCCGGCTGGGGCAAGAAGCTTCCTTCGCCAAAGGTCGGGTGCGTCATGGTGTTCGAGCGCGAGGGCGGCGGGCATGTCGCGATCCTCGAAAAACTCGAAGGCTCGACCGCCTGGATTCGCGGCTTCAACCAATCCGACACCGTGAACGTTACTACGCGGGCTATGGATAGCTCGTTCGTCGCTGCGGTCTGGCCGGAAGGTTGGCCCGTGGTCGAAGTCGAAGGCGACACCAGCAACACCGCGCCGCCGGGAAGCGAGAGTTAAAATGGCCTGGACTCAAGCAGACCTCGACGCGCTAAACGAGGCGATCATCAGTGGCGCGCAGACCGTCGCTTACGAATCGAAAACGGTCACGTACCGGTCGCTCGACGACATGCTGCGTTTGCAGAATATCATCATGATCGCGCTTGGCCTGGTGCCGGGAAACAATAACACGCTCCTCGTCGAGCACGATCGCGGTTACCTGCGGGCGCCGTCAACGTACTATGTCGGTTAGCTGTGAACTGGATAGATAGGGTCATTGGTTACTTCTCGCCGCAGCGCGGGCTAGCCCGTGCGCGCGCGAGAGATGTCATGCACCGCATTTATGAGGGTGCCGACTCGGGTCGGAGAGGCAGTTCGTGGCGGTCCCGTCGTACCTCCGCAAATGCGGAGATACAGCGCGCTCTCGTACCGATGCGCGACCGGGCGCGGGAGCTTGTTCGCAATACGCCGCACGCCCCGCGCCTGATCGATGTCCTCACCGCATCGATCATTGGTGATGGCATTACGCCGGTGCCTAACACCGGCAGCGATCGGCTCGACGATCGCGTCATGGACCTATGGAATGAATGGCAAGCACAGGTCGACGTGCAGGGCGTCCATTCCTTCTATTCAATGCAGGTGCTCGCCGTCCGATCGATGATCGAATCCGGCGAAGTTATTCTTCGCTTTATTGATCGTAACCCGAAAGATGTTAAATCAGAGGTACCGCTGCAATTGCAGCTTCTCGAGTCCGACTTCATCGATTCGTACCGCGATGGTATCTACGGCCTGGAGGAGGGGCAGAACATTCGCTCGCGCCTCGGCGTAGGTCTCGGCGATTACGATCGCCGCATTGGCCTGTGGCTCTTCCCGGTGCATCCTGGCGAAATGGTTGCCTGGACGGCCCTCAACATCGCGAGCTATACGAGCAAATTCATCAGCGACGAGCAGTTGATCCATTTGTTCGCGCAAGAGCGTCCCGGCCAGGTGCGCGGCGTGACCTGGTTCGCGCCGATGCTTACCACGGCGCGCGACTTCGCCGACTTCATGGATGCCGTGACGGTCAAGGCGCGGGTCGAGGCCTGCTTCTCGGCGTTCATCACGCAAAGCAGCGATCTCGAAAATATCTTCGAACCGGCGGCGCCGAACTATCCGCTGGACGATTCAATGGCCACGATGCCGAACCCGCCGACGATTACGACGCTCGAACCGGGTACGATGAAGGTGCTCAGGCCTGGGCAAGACATAAAATTTGCGCAGCCGACATCGACCAACAACATCGAGCCGGTGTTGATGTTCGACCTGATGGCCATGGCGGCCTCGGTCGGCGTCACATATGACCAGCTCTCCGGCGATCTGCGCGGCGCCAATTATTCCTCTCTGCGCGCCGGCAAGATCGAATACCGGTCACGGATAACGCAAATCCAGAATCTCGCGATTATCCCGCGTCTATGCGAGCGGGTATGGCGGCGGTTCATCAACAGGGCCATCATCGCCGGCGCGCTCAGGGAGCGGAAGGGCGGATATCCATGCGACTGGGTGACGCCCGCCTGGGAGTCGATCAATCCGAAATTTGATCAGGACGCCGAGGAGCGCTCGGTCCGCGCCGGCCGGATGACCCCGCAAGAATTCATGGCGAGCTGGGGCGGCAACTGGCGCAAACAGCTCCGAGACATCGCTGGCTTTTACAAATACGCGGATGAATTGGGCGTGTCGATCGATATTGATACGCGCAACTTCACGAGAGCCGGCCAGAGACAGCCGATCCCCAAAGCGCCGGCTGCGCCGGGCCCGCCCGGAGTCGGTGACGCCAAAGCTAACGGACACGCCAACGGTGCCAATGGCAACAGTGCCGACGCGACGCCGCAGCCGGTCATGTTGGTCGATGCGAACGGCGATCCGATCGATCTCGCTGATCTCACCGGACCTGATTGACATCGGAAATATGAAAATGCCTTGGAAAGCAAGCGACGCGAAGTCTCACACGAAAGAGGCCGATACCCCTGAATTGCAATCGATGTGGGCCAAGGTCGCGAATTCGGCTCTGGAACAATATGACGATGAGGGCAAGGCGATTGCGACAGCTAACGCGGCCGTCACCGACGCAAAAAAGAAGAAAAAGGGCGATCGAGCGCGTCCTGCCAAAACCGGCGCCGGCCAGGACGGCGACAAGATGGATATGGCCAACAAGGGCAACGGCTCGCCCGAAAACGGCGACGGCATATCCCCGCAGATGATGGGGAAAGGCAAAGAGGGCGAGAAGGGCGGACGCAAACACTTTCCCAAACCAGCTAACCCGGCGGATGAGGAGGATGCCAAGGGCGAGGGCGACGGTGACGACGACGAAAGGAAAGAAGGCGAGAAGGGCGGCCAGGGCGGCAAGGACGATCCCTACGGCGAGCATCAGACCACGCTCGGCCCGACCGATGATGACGACGAGGACCCCAAGAGTCCCGCCGACAAGATGGCCGACAAGGACCACGGAGGCGACGTAGGCAAGGACGGCAAGGCCAAGCAGCTCAACAAGGTCAAACGCGCCATTACGCTCAATCAGACCGCGGCGGATCACGCGAGTAGTCTTGTATCATCTAACAAAATTAATTGGGGTCCTTTTGCCTGGAACGATGAGACTGACGCTGCTGAATTGTATCATCTCGGTGAAGATGCTGAGGGTGATGGCACGAAGCCGAAATTGTTTTATCCGCATGGAAAAGACGGCGAAGTCTACGTCGAGGCGTTGAAGGAAGCGCAAAAGGCCGGCGGGACCGTCGCCGATTACGCGACCAAGTTGCTGAACGACATCGAGAACGAGAAAAAACAGAGCCAGGAAAACACCCACAAGCGCATCGCTATTCAGCGTGGCCTGATTAAGCCCGGCGAGGATTACCGCCAGCGCAAGATGGTCCTCAAGGCGCCGTCGAGCTTTGATCCGGAATCGCGCGAGATCGAGGCGGTCATCTCAACCGGCATGCGCGTGCGCCGGCGTGATTGGGATGGCGAGTTTGACGAAGTCCTCGCCATGAAGCCCGAGAACATTCGCATGGGGCGACTGAATCAGGGCTGCGCTGTTCTCGATTCGCACAATTGGTTCGATGGCCTCAAGGCCATGCTCGGCGGTATCGTGCCGGGCAGCGCACGCCTTGCCAACGGCGAGCTATCGGCGCGGATCAAATTCTCGCGCGGCTCCGATCTGGCGCAACGCGTAATTCAGGATTTGCAGGACGGAATCCAGATTCCGCTCAGCGCTGGCTACAAAGTCCACAAGAACGAAGACGACAAGACCACGAGTCCAGTTACCCGAACTGCCACCGACTGGGAGCCGATCGAGGTTTCACTCGTGCCGGTGGCTGCCGAAGAAACCGGCACCGGGTTTCGAAGCAGAGGCGACTCACCCCCGCGCCGAGAGGCGTCCAGTAACAGGAGAAAACCCATGAATAGGCCTCGACGCCTACCGGGTGAATCGGATGCGGAGTTCAAGGTCCGCATCACCGACTTCTTCAGGAGTAACGATCCCATCGAAAACGAAACCGCTGGGCAACTCGCCAAGCGGATCGATGATTACTTCGCCGAAGTCAAAGCGGTCGAAGATGAACTCACGGCGCGCGATGATCGCGAGAAAAAGCGCGCCCGCGAGGTCGACGAGATTCTGCGCAGGCGCGAGGATCGCCGGGCGCGTGGACTCTCGGATGACGATGACGAGGAGTCTGCGCTGCGCAAACGCGATGGCGACTTCACCAAAGAGGTGCTCCAGATCGGTCGTCTCTCCAAGATGTCCATCGAACAGATTGAGCGGCACATGAGCGATCCGCAGGTCCGTAACATCCACGACTTCCGCGACCGGGCGCTCCTGCATCTTGCCGGGCTGCAAGGTTCGCCGATCAGCAGCGTGAATGGCGATCCGAGCCGCGGTAATGAGGCCGCGCTCTTTGGCGGCACCGGCGGCGCTTATGGGGAAATCTCGACCGGTGACGATCCGATGGCGGCGCGCAATGAGGCCATGGCCGAGGCGCTCGCCATCCGCCTCATGTCATCCAATCGCGAGCCCGCGATCCTCAGCAAGGCGCATAAGGATTGGTGTGATCTGCGTCAGATTACCGATCCTGTCGGCAGCGCGATCCGCATTCGCGACGGCAAGGAAGAGCCGAAGAACAAACAAGCGCGTGAGTTTCTTCAACTCACGATCGTCGAGATTGCCGCGCTTTGCAGCGGGCATCGTTTCCGCAACGGCGTGATGCGTCCTGCTGATGGTTACGAAATCCTGCAGAAAGCATGGACTCGTGCCGGCGCCGGATTTCATTCGACTGGTGATTTTCCCGGAATTTTTCAGAACGCATTAAATAAATCGCTTCTTGCGCGCTACCAAGTAGCAATGCCAACATATCGAGAAGTAGCTGCGGAACGAACATTCAACGATTTTCGTCCGCATCCCCAGGTGCGTAGCGGCGATTTTCCTCAGCCCATGCCGCTAACCGAAACCGGCGAAATCAAATACGGAACCGCCGGTGAGAGCAAAGAAAGCGTGAGCGTGCTGCCTTACGGCGTCGCGTTCTCAATCTCCCGGCAGATGCTTGTCAACGATGATCTCGGCGGCATCGATCAAATTCTCGGCTCGACCGGCAACGCGATCCTGCGCTTCGAGAATTCGACCTTCTTCACGATGATGCTCGGCAATCCGACGCTGTTGCAGGACAGTCTCGCCGTTTGGACAAAGGGCGCAATCTCGCCGAAGGGCCAGCCGCCAGTCGGTCACAACAACTACGCGGACGTTGCCGCCAACGGCAGCGGTGCACCGAGCATTACCACGATCGCCCAAGGTCGCGCGGCTCTGCGCGGCATGCAGACGATCGATGGTCAGTACCTCAATCTGAACGCGACCATTATGCTCGTCTCGCCGAATCAGGAAACCCCGGCCGAGCAGATGATCACGCAGATCAGCCCAGTCCAGCCGACTGGCGTCAACCCGTTTGCAGGCCGCCTGCGCGTCGTAACCGACGCGTATATCCCCGGGCTATCTTGGTACATGTTCGTTGAGCCGGCGATCCTACCATGCTTTGTCTACGGCTTCCTCGCCGGCGCTGGCGGACCGCGCGTGCGCACCGAGGAGCCGTTCGGCGTGCAGGGCGTGCGCGTCAGTCTGGAACACGACTTCGGTGTTGGCGCGATCGACTATCGCGGCACCTACTGGAACAGCGGCTCGACGACCTAATCGGGCGCACATCCGCCAGCAGCTCAAATGAAAGAATCGAGCCATGAAGAACTTCTACGGTAAGGGTAATGCAGTCTACGTGCCGGCGCCGGCCGGTGGAGTGGTCAGCGGGCAGCCGGTGCTAATCGGCAGCCTCTTCGGCTTTGCGGGTATGGACGCGCCGGCAGGCGCGACGTTCGCGCTGCACGTCGTCGGCGAATACTGGTGCACTAAGGTCGACAACCAGGCCTGGACTGTCGGCGCCCCGATCTACTGGGACAGCACCGCATTGAACTTCACCAACGTCGTGGGCACCAACACCAAGGTCGGCGTTGCCACCCAGGCGGTGCCGACCGGCACCGGGCATACGCAAGGGCTGATCCGGCTCAACGGCAGCTACTAAGAGCTTCCTAGCCCCGACTGAGCACTACTGAG